TTTTCTTCATCTTCAGTTAAAGTTTCTTTTGCTCTTAACTCTTTGATAAGGTTTACGCTATCTAATGCCGCAGCATAGTTTTTAGCGATTTGTTCGGTTGTTATTTCTATTTCCATTATGCTAATAAGATTTTTTGTGCTACTCCGTTAATAATTACATTCCAAACTTTTGATGAAACATTTACTTCTGTTGCTACTGCACCTGCGTTATAAGTTGCTGAACCTACTACAAATTGATTTGAAGCGGTTGCCGTTGCAGCACGACCTAATATAATTGATTCACTAAAATTACCACTATTACAACCATAACCAATAGCAACATTACTATTACCCGTTGTATGTAAAGCTAAACACTGGTCGCCTATAGCGGTATTAAAACTACCTGTTGAATTGCGTAACGCTTGATAGCCAATAGCAGTCATACCTGTTCCAGTTGTATTACTAAAACCCGATTCAAAACCAACTGCGGTGTTGTTGTCTGCGTTATTATTAAATAGTGAATTACGCCCAATTGCAGTATTATTATTTGCTGAACTATTATACAAAGAATTTAAACCCACTGCCGTATTTGAACTTCCCGTTGTATTTACATATAAAGCAGATTGACCAATTGCAGTATTTTGACCACCCGTTGTATTTCCAGCTAATGAAACATCACCTAAAGCGGTATTTTGAATACCCGTTGTATTAGCTTTTAATGCTTGATATCCTATTGCGGTAAGTGTAGTTCCACTTGTATTATTAAAAGCCGCTTCATAACCTACTGCGGTGTTGTTTGATACGGTGTTGTTATATAAAGCCCTATATCCTATCCCAGTATTTGATGAGCCAGTAACATTTTGAAATATTGATTGATGCCCTAATGCAGTATTTTGAATCCCAGTTGTATTCAAATATAAACTTCCATAACCAATTGATGTATTATCTGAGCCAGTTGTATTTGCATTTAAAGGTAAAAAACCTAATGCAGTATTTGTTGAAACATTTCCTGCACCTTTACCAACTGTTACTCCGTTGATTGTTGCATCTGCTCCCGTAGTTACCGAAGAAGAAAAAGTTGCTGCACCTGTAGCCTCAATAGTTAATGGTGTAGTTGTAGAAGTAGATGAATGACCTTCAAAAATAACCGCATTATATTGTGTACCTGCTGAATTTCTTGCTTGAAATACAAATCCACTTCTTTCGCCATTATTTGTTTGTCCACTTGCTAAATAAGCGTTATTAGCACCACCTGCAAGATTTGAAAATGGCTCAAATAAATATTTATTACTATTATTAAATGTTCCAAAATAAGCATTCCCTAAAGCCGTTACCGAAGAAGAAAAAGTTGCTGCACCTGTTTGTGATATATTTAATACATTTTTTGGAGTACCACTATTATAAGTATCAATATTAAATTCATAAACATTATTTGTTCTTATTCCCCAAAAACCACTTCTACCAACAAAATTATAATTAGGATTATTTGCTACCGTTCCTACATTTATTGTATCTGAAACTGAAGTTGAACTAAAATTAAGCCCTATTACATAATCACTAAAATTACTACTCGTTCCACCTAAAGCACCTGTTAAAGTTCCACCTGCTAAAGGTAAGTAATTAGCTAAAGCAGCAGTAGAAGCCTTATTATTAAAAGTTGTCCAATCAGCCGAACTTAAAGCACCTCTATTAGTTGCCGAAGCCGTAGGTAAATTAAAAGTATGCGTAGAAGTAGCAGAAGAAATACCAAAATCAGTTCCACTCGTGCCTACTGCAAAAGTTTGTGTTAAAGCCGTTAATCCGTTTAAAGAAGTTATTCCTGTATCAGTATCAGCGTAATTAGGTACATTTAAAACACCTGTTGTAGAGTTGTAAGTCGCTGCACCCGAAGTTCCTGTTGTAGTTAATGAAATAGCACTTCTTGAACGAGCGTTAGTAAAGTAAAGATTAGTTCCTTCAGAGATTGCACTTGTAGTACCACCAATTTTAGTCCATAAGCCTGTCGAAGTTACATATTGTAATATATCTCCGTTTGAAGGACTTTGAGCAGCCACATTATGCAATTCATCTAACTCGTAGCCGTTTTGAATGTTAACCTCTATTTGTCCTAAAGTTGGATGTGAACGAGTTACAATACCCACATAAACCAAATGATTAGGAGCGTATTGTTTAACGGTAGTAAAAGCACCAGCAACCGTAGAAGATAAGTATAATTGGTCTCCTTCAGTAAATGAAGAAGTATCTACACCTATTAAATCTCCAATAATAACCACATAACCGTTAGCGTTATTTAAAATATCTTCTTGAACGAATCCAAAGGTTTGTGCAGAAGTAGAATCTCCTGTCGCAAGTGCTTTAGATACCGTTGGTTTGTTTCCTGTTGCACCACTAATATAAACTATTGTTCCTTTAGTTAAAGTTGCACCTGTGTTGTTTCTTATCTCTCTTATTAGAGTTCCGTTAACCCAAGTAGCAGTAATAGTTCCTGCATCTTGTTGTGTTAAGGTTAAAGTATTTGTTCCACTACCAGTTACGGCAGCAGAGTTAATTTTATCGTTAAAAGCAGTATTCCAATTAGTAGAGTTATCAGTTAAATAAGAAATAGTTCCTGCCGTAGATTTGACAATTCCTGTACCGCTTAAAGTAGCTTGGAAATCAGCCGAAGATAAACCATCTAATAAATCCGCATTTAAGTTAGTTACTTTAGTAGTTGAAGCAACCGAAAAAGGCGCAGTTCCAGTAGCAACCGAAGATGCTATTTGAGAAGTAAAGGTTTTAATACCTGCAACAGTTTGATTGCCTGTTAAAAGAACTGAATTACCTTGTGTGTAACTTCGTAGAATTGCAGCCGTTACCTTTTTTGTAACCGCATTATCCACTATCGGTAATACATCCGCATCTTCTACCGTTAATAATGGATTTAATTCTGATATTTTAATATTAGCCATATTATTTCTTCTTTATTTTGCCTTTAAACTCTTTTGTAACACCTTTATCTACGATTGCAGTAAAGTACCCAACTTTGATAAATTCTTTCATCTTATCGCTTAAAACAAGCTCGTAGTAGTTATTTCTATAATACTTTCTACCGTTGTAAGATATGTCAACTGTGCATTTATACATAATACAAAGTTACTAATATTTTTAGCATTAAAAAAGGGTAGATACAATTAAGCACCTACCCTCTTTATTATTTGTAAAGAACTAATTAAACATTTGAAAAATCTGCATAAATTGCCGCAGTAGGTAACATAAGGTTCACTGCCTCATAGCACTCTATACGCGCCGTAACGAGATTTTGTGTAAAATTTGTGCCATTCTCATAAGAGAAAGTAACATTCATACCTTCTACTTCAACTCTTTCTAAATAGTCTCTATCAAAGATTAACACTTTGTCATCAGTTACCCAAGATGCCTCGAATACTGGTGTACCAAAGATAGTCAAACCACCTGCACCGTTAAGAATAACAGCACCTGCGCCTGCGTAGTAACCTTTGTTGTAAGTAGAGATAATTAAACGAGCCATTTGAGCAGGACTAACTAATGCATAAGAAGCATTAAAGTTAGCAGTCTTTTGGTTAGCGATTAATTGAATGATTTCTTCAACATCATCAGTTGCAGTTACAGTAGTAGAACCAGTAGCAGCACCACTAACAGTACCGAAGAAAGAAGCATTTTCTGCCTTGTAGAAATCTCTAATCAACATACGAGTTAAAGTTTGCTCGATAAATGGTAAAGATTTCATCATCTGCTTTGAGAAAGTTGCAAAACCAGCGATATAAGCATTAACTGTTTTTACTTCAGTTAAGTCGTAATCAATTTGTCCTTTAGAAGCACCTTCAGTTTGTGATGCGATAGCACCTTCTGAACCACTCTCTTTGTAAGTAACAAAAGTACCAGTCGCTGATTGAACCGTAGGGATTAAATCTCTAAAGTTTAATTTTTGCGAAGGCAAGATTGCTTGTTGTTGGTTGTAAGTAGCTACTGAATCTCCTGTTAAGTTAGATGACAATAACATATTACCAACTGCTTTTAAGTTCATAGTAAATGAACCACCTGCTGATTTTAATTCTTTTTCAGCGATTGACATATTACTGTCTAATTGTTCAGCGATTTGCTCACCGATAGACTTTGAAGATGCAATTTTAGCAGCACTCTTACGAGATACTTCTTCTGCTTGCTTATCCATTTCGTCTTTTACTGCTTTGATTTCAGCTTTAACTGAATCAATACTTTTTTCTACCATCGTAGACACTTCATTTTTTACGCTTAATAAAGCGTTAGCGTTAGCATCAAACTTTGCGTTGATGTCATTTGCTAAATTTTTAATTTCTTCCATTTTTAAAGGTTTAAGAGATTTCTAAATTGTTTTATTTCTTGTATCTTATTGTCCTCTTTCGGCTCTTGTACTGTTGTAGTGGTTTTAACCGGCTCTTCAGTTTTCGCAAGTGAAACAAGTTTTAATAATTCAAATTCAATAAGACCGAATGTTTCATCAGTATAGCTACCGTTCTTGATAGCCTTTACTAAAGTCTTAATTCTGTCTTCTCTTTCTTCTGCTGACTTAAAGCCAGTAAAAGGTGTATTAGGGTTAGCTCCAAAAGTAACCGCAGAACCTTCCCAAAGTTTTACTTCGTAGATTTGCTCAACTTCTTCTTCCATATCCATAGTTGTTTCTACCGATTTGATTACTTGATAACCGATAGAATGCTGAGTAATTACTCCATCTCTATAAAGTTTCAAAGCATCTTCTCCCCAAGTAGTATCGCTCATTTTAGCTTCAAAGTACAAACCGAAGTTATCTTCTCTTAACACTAAAAGTTTACCCAAAGGTTTTGTTGTATCGTGTTGCCATAAATAAGCAATTTCGGGCTTTGATGAATCTGGTCCTCTTTCTGCGATAGTCTTAGTGAATGCACCTGGCATTATAACATCACCATCTAAATCAATAGAGTTAAATTGAGAAAAGTAACCTGTAACGATTCCTGTTGCGACATCTAAGTCCTTAATGGTTGCGTTGTAATTCTTGAAACTTATATTCTTCATAAGCGATTATTTTTATAGTGTTTAAAAAAGAGTGAGTAGTTGCCTACCCACCCTAAAACCAAAACACCAAACTATGATAGTACAAAGATACTAACTTTTTTAGCAATTATTTATATATGATATTATTTTCTTGGTCTAATTTGGCTTTAGTAAGTAAAGTGCATTTACAATTTATATTATTACTTGCACCACCTGCTGGATCACCTGGATACCTCATTAATTTACCATCTGCATTAAACTTCTTATCTAAGTCAATAGTCTTTCCATTTAAAGCAACGTGCCAATCTCTAGGAGTTTTAGGGTGATCGTGCAACCAAGTTTTTTCCATTTGTATAGGCATTAATTCTGATTGAGCAAACTTAGCAGCATTAGTTACCATTAAAGATTCAGTCCTTGCAATCATTCTTGCTCTTGTCTTAGACATTCCTACTTCTTTAATTAATCTTTTCTCTGCTCCTTTAAAACCTTCGTTATTTTGTAAAGCAGTTTGGAATGCCGCTTGAACTCTTTTAAGTGTTGTATCGTTAATATCTTGAATGTGTTGCCCGCCTATTGTGTTGAAATATTCTTTTAGTGCTTCATTCATTATAGGATTATCAAGACTTAAGCCTTCTGTTGCCTTTGAAGGTAAATTATCCTTTAACCATTTAATATAGCCCTTTAATTGTTTATTCCATCCAGTGTTATAGAAAGTTTGAATAGATTCTATAATAGGAATTGGATTATACAAAATAGTATAAATAGATTGAGTAAATTCAATAGATTGCGATTGATTTAAAGCATCTATAATTGGCTGAATAGATTTATTTAAAGCCTTTGAAAACATACGATAACCGTATATTTCAAGCCATTTTTGTAGTTCTGTGTCAAATTCTTCTTGTGTCATTACAACGCTTTATCCATCCCTAATTCATCAAGATAAGTTAAGTTAGTAGGGATTAAGATTCTATCCATATCTTCCTCGTTTAATCTATCGTAGTTCATAGCATCCCTTTTCTCGTTTGGAGTAATCCACCAACTTTCCTTCATTTGGGTAACTATTTTTTCCATATCCTTTTGCATTTCAGGGAATGCTTGTGAATCGTAATCAATATAATACTCTACTCCATCTCTAAGTGAGTAATATATTGCTACTTCGTTGAACATAGCTTTTACTAAGTTTAGAATAGGAATAACTGTGTTAGTTACTAATCCTTTATAGGCTAATTCTTTATTGTTATAAGAAGAAGAGTCTGTAGCCATTAAAATAGGATCTACTCCAAAAACTCTACAAAGAGTATCTCTATCCGCTCCTATTGATTTAATAATCTCTAAATCCGCCGGACTCATTCCAATTTGCTTATAGTCAATAATTCCGTTAGTAGCTACTATTCTCTTGTAATTGTCTGCTCCTGTTAATTTAGTATCAATCTGTTGGTTAATCTTGCTTATTTGTTCTCCATCAAGCATAGCGTCCTTATCTCCTGAGAAAAGTAAACCTGCTGCGCCTCCGTTAATAAATGCCTTAGCTTTTGCTCTTGTGCCTTCGTTTGAACTTGAAACAGTTTCCCACGCTGCCATTAAAGGACTCATTCCGTATAATTGGTTTCCGCTCACATTATAATCAGGATTAAAGAATTTAATATGATTTACTTCGTCCCTGTTAAAAGTTATTTCCTGGTTTCCTATTTGTAATTTATAGCCACTAATAGGTTCAAATGTGCCACTTCCTATAATTTGTGTAAATTGAGAAGGTAAAGGATATAATTTTGTTGGTACTCCTTTGTTTCTACCTACTTCAGGCATAAACTTGTAAGAGTAAGCATTACCGGTAATTTCAAGAAACGAAACCATAGCTTCGATAAACTCTTGTTGAGATTGCATCTCATTCGGTCTTGCGATTAATCTATTTAACTCTGTTCCCTCAACTTCGTCCAATCCTTTCTTTAATAGGTTAAATTTGTTATTCTTTGTTCTATTAAAACTCTTTTTATTACTTACTACATAAACATAAAAAGGAACACTCGCTGCCTTCTTAGCGATCATATTTATAATAGCGTATACA